ATGGTTAAAATTAAAGATAAATATGAGATGAAAGATTCAATTTCTTTTGATTATAGCAATAAAAGACCTTTGGAAGAACGTGTCAGCGAGATGTATAAAAAGGCAGGAAAATATCTTATAGATATTTCAGATAAGTTAGCAACAGATACAATTGATGGTTCGTCATTAAAGCCAATAATCATAAAATTTGAAATAAATGAAGCTGGTGTTGCAACAATAGAAAAACAAACAAAATATTTGGTGATGGAGGTAGAATAAGAATATGGGAGATTTAAACGCTTTTTTAAGTCAAAATGCAATAAAAGTAGAGAATAGAAAGTATGTGGCAAGTGAAAGGTTTATAGGAGAAGATGGAAAAGCAATCGAATGGGAACTTAAAGCAATAGATTCAGATAGAGATAGACAATTAAGAAAAGATTCAACTATAAGAGTACCTGTACTAAATAAAAAAGGGAAAGCAACAGGGCAATACACTAGTGAAACAGATTTTAATACTTATACTTTGAAACTGTGTGTAGAAACTGTAGTATTTCCAGATTTACATGATGCAGAACTTCAAAATAGCTATGGTGTAATGGGAGCAGAGGAACTATTAACAACAATGTTAACTCCTGGTGAATACACAGACCTTTCAAGTGAGGTAGGAGAGGTAAATGGTTTTGATAGAACTTTTGAAGATAAAGTAGAAGAAGCAAAAAACTAATTGAAGGAGGCGATTATGATGCTAGTGTAGCTCATTATTGCCTTCATAAATTCAAATGGAAACCACATGAATATACAGATTTACCAGACTACGAGAGGGCATTTGTTGCTGCTTCTATAGATATTAAAGTAGAAGAAGAAATAAAAGAAGAAAAAAAGACTGCTAAAGAAGCTAGAAGAAGTAGAAGGAGATAAAATATAGGTAAAATATGTAAGAATTATATGTTATAATATTTTTAGCAAGAAGATGTAATCTACAATTTATAGAGTGGAGTTCATACAAAAGATTATCCTCCCAACGTATAGAAGGGAGGTGAGTATGTATGGATAATTTTTTACAAGGTGTACTAGCAAGTTTAGTTGCCAGTTTAATAGTTTACTTAACTAGTAAGTTATTTAAAAAAGTAAAAAGCCACTCAAACACGACTAAGAGTGACTTTGATTTTAAACTTACAATCAAGTTTAAAAGAAATAAACATTAATTTTTAGAACTTCACTCTAGTTTCAAATAGATTGTAGTTCTTCTTGCTTTTATTATACCACAAATTATAAAAAATATTACCTATAATATTTTTTATAGTCAATAAAAAGATGAAATTTTTTATACACAACGATGATAAATCTAATGGGATGAATAAATTTAATTGTAAATAAGAAAGTACTTACTTAAATGGTAGGTGCTTTTGTTTTGCCAAATTATGCTATAATATTGAGTGAGATGAGTAATTTGTGGGGGAATTTTACAATGTGGATATTAGTACCAATAATAACAATAGCATTACTTATAATAGCTGTTTCTTCTATGCAATATATTTTAGTTATGATAGCTTTTTTGTTGATTATATATTCTTTTATAGAAAAGAAAATAGTTATGGGTTTTGTGTCAGTTCTTTTTTTCACTTATTCAATTTATCTTTGTGCAACTTGGGAAGATAAAGCCTTGATAGCAGATAATAAAGTTGAGACTGTTAAGGCACAAAGAGAAACTGTAGAAAGAGAAAAAGAAATGGAAAGAAGAAGAATACAAGAAGAAGTAGACAAAGAAAGATATATTGAAAAACATGGAATGGAAATATCAGAAAATGATTTAAAAGTTAAGCTAGAGGCTTTAGTACCTCAAGAATATAAAGGGAAGAAATATGAACTAAAAGTAGGAAAATTTAAAAGATATAGTATGTATTTTGATTTAACTGTACAAAATGAAAAATTTAGTAATTCTGAAGAATGTAAAAAATTTGTAAAAGAAATTGCTAATGATCTTAAAAAAATTAAAATAAGCAAGGCGTACTTTAAGTTTCATTCAAAAGATGACGGCGGTATATATAATTCTGTTTATATTGATTATTTTAGAAACATACAAAATAATGTAGATAATGTTGAAAATTTAGAATTCAATGAGTTTGAACTTAAAACCGAAGAAGAAGAGAAGCGAGAACAAGAGAAAATAGAACAAGAAAAAAACAGTTATAATAACTACATTCAAAACAGAGTGGTTGACCCACTAGATAGAATAAAGAAACTAAAAGAGTTGCTAGATTCGGGAGCAATTACACAGGAAGAATATAATAAAAAGAAAAAGGAATTATTAGAATAGATAATATAGTAAGCACTTACAAGTATGTAGGTGCTTTTAAATTTACAAAGTATTCCATTTTAATTTTATAGTTTAGATTTTATGATATAATAAAAATATAGAAGTTTTGCAGTGTGCGATATTTGTTACAAAGTAGGGCTTAATACTTGAAATCTAAGATGTTGAGGGTGCGTGATAAGTGTTATCAATTGCACTATTGCCCGCTCACTGCAATTTTAAGAGTATTGTATATATGTAGGTATTGGAAATGCTAAGTTTATTTTGGGGTTTTAGATTAACTATATGGAATGTAAATGAGGAGATTCAGACAGCGACTAAAAAGACTGATATAAAGTTTTAGATTAACTATATGGAATGTAAATAACTTTATATCTCCATTTGCATATCCATCTGATGAACGTTTTAGATTAACTATATGGAATGTAAATGCGTACAAGGTTGAGAAGCTCCGCAATCTCAACGTCGTGTTTTAGATTAACTATATGGAATGTAAATATTTGAAAGGAATAAATTTTAAATGAATGAAAGGATAGGTTTTAGATTAACTATATGGAATGTAAATCAGCCAAAAACTTCGAATTTGAACTAAAATGCGTGGGTTTTAGATTAACTATATGGAATGTAAATTCTCATGACTATTGAATAAATATAATAAACAAGCATACGTTTTAGATTAACTATATGGAATGTAAATTAACACTCTCTACTTGCAAATATAAATATAAACTGGTTTTAGATTAACTATATGGAATGTAAATAGCTTTTTAGCTTCGTCTACTACTTTATAAGCAAAGCGTTTTAGATTAACTATATGGAATGTAAATAAAAGTTGCACGCCTATTTGATTTTTCAATACATTATGTTTTAGATTAACTATATGGAATGTAAATGATGAACAATAAAACAATCATCTAAAGACGAAGAAAGTTTTAGATTAACTATATGGAATGTAAATGTTCCTGTTGTGTTTTTTACTAATCCCATTTTATATGTTTTAGATTAACTATATGGAATGTAAATTGCTGTGATTTCACTAATAAAACAATTAATAATTGTGTTTTAGATTAACTATGTGGATTCAAAATTAAATAAACAAAGAAAGCACTTACAAATATGTAGGTGCTTTTATTCTGCTCAAAATTGGTCGGTTGGGTAAAATCATTAGAAAAAATTAGTAAAAACCTCTTTTCTGTAACTCGTTACAATATTATTATTAATGTAACGAGTTACAGAAAAGAGGTGAATAAAATAGCAACTAAAAGTAGGGCAGAGTATATGAAAAATCGTCGAAAAGATAAAAGAGGTTTTAGTGTACTTCTAGACAAAGAAAAGTTAGATAAATTTGATGAAGTGTTAGAAGAAAAGAATCTAACTAAGAAAGAATGGCTAGAAGAAAAAATCGATGAGGAACTGGAACAAAAGGAATAAAAAATAAGGGTCACTCCCACCGACCAAAGTTTGAGTAACCCTTATGACGTATACTATCGTATATCAATTATAGTATACGTCATTCCTTAAAAAAAATCAATTATTAAGGAGTGTAATATTATGAAAAATGAATTAATGATGTTTGAAGGAAAAGAGATTGAAGTATTTGAATTTGAAGGAAGAATTTTATTCAACTCAAAAGATGTAGCAAATTGTTTAGACATAAAAAATGTTAATGAGAATATAATACTTATGAATGAAAAGCAAGTTGTAAAGTTAAGAAATTCGGATATCAGTAATACTGACATCCGAAAACTTAATAATGCTGGAGAAAATTTTCTTACTGAAAGTGGAGTGTATAAATTAATCTTTAAATCAAGAAAAGAAGAAGCTGAGAGATTCCAAGACTGGATAAGCGATGAAGTTTTACCAAGCATAAGACAAACTGGTGCATACATAACTAATAATGTAATCCCGAAAAGTTGAGAGAAAAAGCAAGTGAGATTGAAAAATTACAGTTGCTTATAACAGTACATCTATGTTAAAAGAATTGCTAGATGATGCAGGCTTTGACAATAAATCAAAACTATTAACAGCTAAAACATTATATAAGAAAGCAGAAATTGATTTACCAATAGAGATAAACGAAGAAGAACATTATTTTGATACAAAACAAATAGCATCTAAACTGAAAATATATTCTAAGAGTAATAAACCAGCTCAGATGGCTGTTTGTGAGATTATTAAAAAGATTGATTTAGAAGATGGTGAAGTTAAAGGTGTTTGGGAAATTAATGGTTCTTGGACTGGTACTGTAAATAAATATACAAAGAGTGTAATAGATAAGGTGAGAACTTGGATAGAGGAAAATAATAGACCTACCAAGATTGCAGGTGAGAAGAAGAATTATTATGTATTTTACAAAATTGAGTAAATTTATCAGTTGTATTAAATAATTTAGTTTAGTTTTGGGGGGATTAATACAATGTGTGAGAATTTACTTGATAATATGTATATTGAAAAGAGAAAAGAAGAATATAGAATTAAACTTTTGAAAATAAGAGAAACAGATATAGATATATATAATAAGTTAGAAAGTATAGTATATAAACTTTCTGAGAAAAAATTAGAGAAAAATAATAAATAGACATATAAAGCACTTGGATATTCTACTGTTTCAAGTGCTTGTTTGGTATAAAATGGTATAATGGAGATAGAGAATTATATTAACCAAAAAATGGAGAAAATAGAGAAGATGATTTAGTTGACGCTTTATCAGTAGGAGTACCTGCAGGTAAGACAGAATCTCTAGTACGATTAGTTGGAGATGGAATAAGTGATACTCAAAAAAGTTTAATAAATAAAAGAGAATTTAGAAATATAACTCAAATTGGTGGAAATGGAAATGAGAAAGCATTTAGTGAAGTAGAAAACTTAGTTAAATAGATTAGAAGGTAGCAACTAGAGTTGGTTGTTACCTTCTTTTTTTATACTTTCTCTCTCTAAGTATTTTATTTTTCATATCTTCTAATACATCTAATGCAGTAGTATAAAATTGTATATTATTTCTATAAGGTATAGCTATTGGAAGAATGCCCTTGTTAACTAAAAAAATAAGAAGTACAATAAATAAAAGTGTCATAATCATTCTAATAAAATAATTAGTGATATCTGATAAATCAAATGTTAAGTTAATTGTTGTAGAAAATACAACAGCCATAATAGATATATACAAAGCAAAAATGGGGTTACTATTTTTTTGTAACTGTCCTTTAAGCCTAGATTGCTCTATTTCTATATCTTGAATACTTTTTATGGAATCCATTTCACTATAATACTTATAAACTTTTAAATAATATTTTTTATACTTGTTTAAAGCTTCTTCATTATCTTTAAGGTCTTTGTCACTTAACTCTGATTTAACTTCCCCAAAATCCATAAAATCCCTCCTACAATGTTATATAATATACTTTAATTTATAGCATATTTAAGAACTTATATCAGCAATTTGTCGAACGATTTTAGCTAAAAATAGAGTATAATGATAGGCTTATTATTTATAAGATATTATTTTTTATATAGTTATATATTTCTTTCTAATTAGATAATATAATGCTGTTGTTATAATGGCTACTAATATTATTGCTATTATTGTAATATCTAATCTTCTTGTAAATAAGCCTATTGCTATATACTCAAGACCTGTTACATAGCGATAAAGTACTTCTAGTTTAACAGTTTTTTTCTTATCTATATTTCCATATATTGATTCTAATTTATTAAAATATTTTTTACTACAAAAAGCAGTTTTAGGTTTAATTAAATATATTATTGTAGTTCCTATTATAACTATTATTCCAATAAGTATAAGATTGATATTTCCAAAATCCATAGCAGATACCTCCTATTAAATTTGCTTTTCTTAATCAAAGTATATCAGTAACACAAGTACAAAGAGTATCTAAAATATTACAAATATTAACAGGATAGATAAAACTATAGTAAAAATTGTAATAATAAAGCGAACGAAAATTATCATACTAAAACATAAGACATGTTATAATTGTATTAGATAGAAGATTAACATACACCAAAGCACTCCTTATAATAAAGAGTGCTTATTTTTTTGAAATTCATCAATATATAAAAACTATCAAGAACCTTATTCAACACACCTTAAAATCGATTTAAATAGTTCTTTTTGATAACATAATTTATATGATATAATAAAAAAATAGAAGTGTACCACCAATACACTTCTATAGCTATAACTAAGCATTCTCTTGCTGGGGGAGTGCTTTTTTCATTTCTCCAAACAACATTATTTACTTCATCAGTAATTATCAAATCAATCTCATTATCTTTCAAAATCTCTGTTGCAGTACAAATTAGATTATCTAAGTCAAAACTTCGAGTTATCTCTAGTTGTTTGTTATTTACTTCTCTTTTTAGTATATAAGTTTTAAAATACATTTATATCACCCCTTGTATTTACTCTTTTTTCTCTAAAAATATATTGATAAGTAAATATGCAACAAATAAAAAAATCTCAATGACACATAGTGTTATAGCTATAACTAGAAGTGATTGATTTTTCCATGCACTATAAGCTATGATGAAAAGAAATGTAAAAGTAAATAATGTATAATTCATAATTTTAACTAAGATATGACTTGTTTTCATTGTTAAGTACAAGTCTCTTTCATCTGTACTATCGTGTAATTCTTCAACAATGCCTTTTCTTGAAAAAGCATTACAAAAATTAAAGATTGCTATTACAATTAAAAGAAATGATGAAATTAGGAATCTTTTATCTTTTAAAATGCAATAAATAACTAAACTAGCACAACATAACACACAAACTATAATACCCACTATAAAACTTCGTTTACTCTTTACTTTCAT